CCCCAACCTAACTTTCATGCGATTGATAGCACGCATAGGATTTCTGCACATGACGTACCCTATTGGTGTCATGACAGGTCTCGATTGGCAAAATTCTATATGCTCAAAGACTTCCGTGTTAGAATATTTTGTATTCATACCACAATCCTTAAAATCGTACTTCGACGCAACATAACCTGATGTAATGACCACTGAATCGTCCCCATCCACGATAATCGCCGCGTTGGGGTAGCAAATGCGAAGTAAGCAATAATTTATAATTGAGTTGCCCAACGACGTATTCGGTACTCCTGAACATCTTCGAAATGGAAAAGAATACTTAATACCCCCTTGGGTTACAAATTTGTTGCTTTCCTGCATCTGATAGAGTGACAACAATTTATCGCTTTGAAAGCAAGCCATCATTGCCGCAACCTCAACACAGTAATGCTGGTAATTAACCATGGAATCAAACTTCGAGTGATCGATTAAGTGCGCTACAGGTTTGTCAAATCTAGACCAAGCCTCCCATAACACCGTGGCTCGTTGGTGAAAATTCAGGCCCTTTGCGGTAATGGGCAGGCCGAAATTCTCATGATGCTCCAAATGTATGGACTTCAAAGCCAACTCAGCAGGTATTGTGTACCTGGCCAAATTTAGTGTATATGTGCTGTTAAAGAACTGGATTAGTCTAGCAACAATTTCATCCTCTGATTTCGTAATATCCCCATCGAACAACCTCATCAATTCAAATTTTATAAATGACTTACCGAGTCTTGATTGGTGCGGGTTACGTAAAGCATCAGTGTATCTCTTCCTCATTCTGGAGGGGCGAGACTGGATTACCTGCTCATGTGACATCGGAATGCCACTTATCTTTCGCATGGAGCCACCAATTAGGATGGCCACATCTAGCATTTCCTCAAAACACCTTTGGGTACAAGGTATTTGTGGAACAACGTGTCTTTGGACGATTGAATTATACTCATTAGTAGCACAGCGGTGAAAGGCATATTGATCTTGGTCACCGATATCGAACAGAACATGCATCTCACGACTGTGGTGGCACCCTAAACTTTCA